TTCTTGCTATAGAATAAATAGCTCCTGACATAGGCAGGCAAGATATAGTTGATATCTCTAGCCTCCATATCCATACTTTTATTATCTTGGTTGATTCTCATTGGCACTCTCCTTTACCATATTGATTATCTTGATTGCTAGCTCAATCCAGTCGTCTTTGTCAAGCTTTGAGTCAGGGTCTAAGACTGCCTCAAAGGGCATTTCGTACTCACAACGATGACAGATTAGATTGAGAGGAATGTCTTCTACTATAGTATCTATAATCTTCTGCTGTAGTGGCGTTGCTACTTTAGCATCTTCCCTGCCAGATTCTCTGCTCTTGGCGTCCATTGGTACTTTACCTCCACATTCTGAGTCATTTGCCATACTCGCTGTGCTAGCTTCCTCAGCTTATCATTACCTATATGATATTGCCTCGATAGCTGCTTAACCACTACCTCATTATCACAGCATACTAATACTGGTGGTGGTAGAGGTCTCTTGGTTCTGTCTGTTGGAGAAGCTACATTAGCAAAATCTTCATCACCAGTTGCTCTTAGCTTCTCAACATCCAAGTCGCCATGCCTGGCGTCTAGCTCTCTATTCCACTTTAGGAAGTACTCGTTAAGCCCAAAGATAATAGCTAGATACTCCGCCTCCATACTGGTATATCCTGCTACTACTGGTAGCATCTGGTAGCCACTACCACCTCCGTCAAGCACATAAGCTATCATTCTGGGATTGGCGTCACAGTACAGTCTTGGCATCACTTTATCTCTACACCTGGTATTTCTTTTATCTTTTTTATTATCTCATCTATTAAGTATTTGTTGCCGTCTATGGTAACTTCGGTATTGCTTGTAACAGAACCTGACACTACCGTAATACTAAACTTTATTAGCATTAGTCGCTCCTTTCAATAGATTAACTATATTAACTATACCTTCATATGTTGCTGGAATCTCTAGTCCTACAGCAGCTAGTCCTGCTCCTTCCAATCCGCACTTAGTTATTTTGCATACTGGCTGCTTCTCAGTAACCCCAGCACTTGCAGTCTCTTTTATAGAAGTCCACACTACTAGGTCTACTAGCTTCTTAGTCTCCTTGAATCCATCTATGATAGTATTGCCAGTCTTACCGTCTGCCATACCACCTTTGCCATCGGGCATAGTACCATACTCATCTGTGGGATAGTGTACCAGCACAAGGTTCTTACTAAATGACCTGGCAGTATGAAGTATAGTTCTCATCCTATCATTAGCAGGACCGTACTCTATAGGCTGTAGGCGCTCACGGTAGTCATTCTCATCATACGGAAGGCCTCTTGTCCTTGAGTCAGCCTTCCATCTGGCTACCTGTCTTTCCTGTAGCTCTTGCAGATGGGACTGATGGCAGATGTTCCATAGCAGTGTAGCTGAGTCAATAACAACAGTCTTAACTTCCGTATCCATACAGGCTGCTACGAAGTCTGTCACTATCTGTTGCCAGAGCTCCTTCATACCTTCTACCTTCTTAGGTATAGATATTCTGGTACTAGGGTCGCCTTGAGTTCCCATTAGCTTATCTATTTGAATTGGTCTAGGATAGCCCTTGGATTCTATACCTTCAGATGATAGTCTCCAGATAGCTCTCCTATACCCACCTACATCTACATCAAAGTGGCGGAGAGGCTTAGGGAAAGTCAACGCCATTGTGGTCTTGCCAGTTCCCTCGTCTCCGCACACTGCCACAATCCCTATGTAGCCATTATCCATGTCAGAATCCACCTAGGTTGTACCTCCTTATCCAAATTACTATGACTGGTCTACCTAGATTGATAGCAAGTCTAGCCTTACTAGGAGTGAAGTGGAATCCATAGCTCCTGGGTATGATTTTGAATACTTTTAGTCCCATAAACTCTTATTCTCCTTCAACTGTTCTTCAGTCATAGCTACTCCATTTGCTCTGGCTTATCCATCAGCCCCAAAGCTCCTTGTCCTTTCCTAGCTGCTCGTCAGTCATAGCAGTGCTATGCGCTCTGGCTAATGTCTCGCATACAAGTTTATAGCGACAAAATCTACACTCCCAGTCATAACAGTTCTTAAATGGTTCTGGTGGAACTCCAACTACGAGAGCTTGGTCTAGAGTCAGTTTATTGCGTAGTATCTTTAGCCAGTTCTCCTCTAGCTCACCATTCTCAAATCTTACAGTTTCTGCATATATGTCTGGAAACGGCGGACTATAGTCGCCCATCATATAAAGAATGATAAGGTCATACTCTGTCTTCTCCATCATATAGCAGCCACCCATCATATAGTCTACCCAGGTAACTGGTAGGCTATCGTCCATATAGTGATACTTAGCTGACTTCCTTGTAGTCTTAATCTCATTCAGGCGGTTAGATAGAATCATATCAGGACTGTAGATAATGCCAGCCTTTTCTATAACTGGAGCAGTAGCGTCTTTGGGAGTTAGTACATCTTGTAGTCCGTAACCCAAAGCAAATAGCATTACCTCTTGGTCAGTAGGTTCTGTTGTTTGCTTCTGGTCTAGAAATGACCTAGTGCGACAAGTAATGTAACTGCTAAGGTGATTAGATTCTCTGACCTCCTTGATTTTGTAGAGGTTGGATAGGTGGTCTAGCATATTGCGTTTTAGTTCAGGATTGTCTACTCTTTTCACCCTGAATCTCCTTTCTGAGGGACTCTAAGCTCTCAGTAGTCAAGCCTAAAAATCTAGGTATCATTCTTGTTACTAAATATCTCATTAACCGCTTCCCTCACCTCAAGGTTTAACTTTCTTTAAGGGCATAGATTAAACTGGTAAGCGCCTTGCTCATATCGGCGTAATCTTCGAGGCAACTAACCTTCCCCAGTTCCTGCCTTATCCTATCCCTCTCATCCTTCCTGATTTCTTCCTCAGAGGGATAGAGAAGGAGGATGGCGTTCCTTGCCTTATCCACTTTCCAGGAAGGACAAGTTTCCCAATTGTTACTATGGCTTCTTACCTTCTCCTCAAAGTTATTTATCTTCTCCCTCAATTCAGGTCTACTCAGCTTGGCAAGGCAATCGCCGCATATTCCATCAGAGTAGACAATCTTCCCATCTTCTGCCTCTGTATATCGGGTGTTGCCACACCTCTTACAGTGGAAACGGCTCATCTTATCCAGATGGTGCTTGAGGACTTTAGCTAGTTGGGCTTTGGCTAAACCACGTAAAACATTCAACGTGTAATGCCAAGAGCCATCATTACTATCAGCAGCCATAAAGTAATGCCATTGCTCAGACAGTTCCTCATCAGTCAACAACTCTGGGTGTTCATTCTGCTCATTCATAATTGCTCCTTTATGAGAATTTGGACAGGTATGACCCTCTTTTGATTGTCTCTTAGTTCAATAATCCCACGCTGTACCCAACCTTGCTTAACAAATTCGGCGATGTATTTCTGTCTCGCTCTTGCTTCGTCCTCACAAGCTTCCCGAAATAAGGGGACATATATGACGTTGTTCATTTCTCCTCCTTACTGTAGGGGTGAGGCTGTTTACTATCTAGTAATCAGGTTGCACCTACATTACTAGCAACCACCTCACCCCTAGAGTGAGGCTTGGCATTTCAGCCTGACTAGCTCTCCTTTCTTAACCAGCTCAATAGGAGCTAGGAGCTGGTGTCCTTCTCACCAATCGGGCTTACTCTTGTTTTTCAGCCGTCAACTCAGACTCTAACTGCTACCCCTAACTCCTATTCAATTGTTAATGTTCTTTCTATTATAATAACTTTAGTTATGTCCAAATATCCAGTTGCTTGCTACTATTCCTAGACTCAACTTCTAAATGCCCTTGCGGGTAGCTGGCTTCTCGCTGGCTCGGTAAGTTTCGCACAATGGTAACCGATAGTTTAGAGTGACACCAGCAAGTTCAATCATCAGCCTACCTTATGATAAACTTCCGCCTCATCCTTAGTAAACGTGCCTGATGTTACCATGATATTAGCAAACGAGTTTGGAGCGGATGGTGGTAGACTGATAGCCTGTAGCAGACTAGTATCATTTCTGATAACAGGATTAGCCAGAGCCGCTGTGTTAAACTCAGCCAGTGTCTTTCCATCTAGCAAACTCGTAGCCAGGTGCATAGCACTCACT